GAGACTTCACCAAAACATTTGGAAAAATTTGCTCCTTATTTGAACCCCAAACAAGCTGTACCAGAAGATGTGACGGAAACATCAGACTATTTCCGTCGTAGGGAGCGTGAAGAAGCAATTATCAGTGGTCAAAAACCTGCTCGCAAAAAACAACCTGTTCAAACCAGTGATTATGCTCGTCGTAGAGAACAGGAAAAGAAAGCCGAGAAAGGTGTAGCGGAAGGCTCTGATACACAATTATCAATTCAACAATTGGCAACAATCAGCGACGAAGCATTAGATAATGCATATGGTTATGGTCGTAGTAGTCCGGGCAATACTTTTGGTTGGCAAGCAAACCTGATGTCAGCAGCATACGCTAAAAAAATGATAGATGCTGGTGTTACAGACATTGAAAAAATTAGCGATGCTATACACAAGGGATGGAATGTAACAGCACAAAAGTTTGTTCAAAATCCTGATCAATTTGATGATACAGAAAAATTGCGTCAAGCAGGAAAATTAGAAGCAAAACTTCAACAAAGAGCCAAGTTAATGAAGATAAACTATGCTCAACTTGACAATGAAGAACAAGAAAAAGATCGTGTTGTTGCCCGTGCATTACTACAAGCAATTAAAAATCAGCAAGGTGTGGCGGAAGGGATTTTTGGTAATTTTTTTAATAAAAAACCCAATCAACAACCACATTCTGGACCGGCTATTTCTTCTCAATTTGATTCAGTAGATCCATACACTATACTTGGTATTTCTAGAGGTGCTAATACAGAAGAAATTAAACAAGCATTTCGTAAACTTGCTTCTATGTTTCATCCTGATAAACCAACAGGAGATAGTCAAAAATTTCAGAAAATAAACATGGCGTACAGAAATCTAATGGGAAGATTAGAAGAATCTTCCCTTAATTTATCAGCAGATATATATGAGGCCATGTTTCCAGATAGTCCAGTTGGAGATACCTTACGTAGAGCGAAGAAAAGAATGTCTGATAGAGATACCAAAATTGCTGCAGCCGCTGCTCCTGTAGTTGGTGCTCTAGGTGGTGCTTATGGAAGTATGGGATTAGCCGGAACTGGAATAGCTAATATGGCAGGTGGAGGAATAGTATGGGCCCCAGCAGTTGGTATCGGAGCTTTAACGGGCGCTGCTATTGGTCTTGGTGGTTTCCTTACTTACAAGGCTCTAAATTGGTTAGCACAGAAAGTTTTTGGTACAAAAGAAGAGGCTATTCAATTTGCAAAAGCACATTTAGCTGCTGCGAAGAATGGTAATCCCAACTTTATATTTCAAGGAAAAACATATCCCGTCAAAGTTAAAAGTCCTGAAGATGCTACCAAATTAATGAATAAAATTCTAGAATTAGAATGGAAGGTTTCAGAAAGTGTTGATATAACAAATGAATCGAACCTATCATCTAGACAGGAAAAATTAGACATGAACAAAAACAAAAAGCAAGGTGTGGCGGAAGGACAAGAAGACCTTGATGCACTCAAAAAATTAATGGGTAAATAAACTCATAAAAAACCGCACAAAAATGTGCGGTTTACCATATCCATGATAAATACATTGATTTCTCGCAGTAAGTATGTAATACTTACGAGAAGTTAGTCACAGTGGCTTGTGACGACTATATTCAACAGAGACCATCTCATTTTTTTTAAGGAGTAAAACAAGATGCCAAGCTTAGCCGAACTACGAGCAAGAATCGCTCAACAAGAAAACAAATCACAACAAAATTCCAATCGTGAGTCAGATAATGCAATTTATCTACATTGGAATATCCCCGAAGGTACAACTGCCTCACTAAGATTCCTACAAGACGGAAACGAAAAGAATGAATTTTTCTGGGTAGAACGTGCGCTAATCAAACTTCCATTCAACGGAGTCAAGGGTCAACCCGAAATGAAGCGTGTTGAAGTTACAGTTCCATGTATGGAGATGTACGGAGAATCATGCCCAATTCTAGCTGAAGTTCGTCCTTGGTACAAAGATGAATCACTTAAGGAAATGGCAAACAAGTATTGGAAAAAGCGTAGTTATCTCTTTCAGGGATTTGTACATCAAAATCCTCTACAAGATGATAAGAGTCCTGCAAACACGATTCGTAAGTTTATCATCAGCCCTCAACTTATCACTATCATTAAGTCAGGTCTAGTAGATCCAGAAATTCTAGAACTGCCAACTCACTATGAACGTGGTCTTGATTTTCATATCAAGAAGACTTCAAAGGGCGGCTATGCTGATTATGGTACTAGCAGTTGGGCAAGGCGTGAATCTGCTCTTACAGATGCAGAACGTCAGGCTATTGAAACACAAGGACTTTACAATCTAACCGATCTTCTTCCTAAGAAGCCAACTCAATCAGAACTTGCAATCATCAAGGAAATGTTTGATGCATCGGTAAACGGTGAACAATACGATCCAAATCGTTGGGGTAATTACTATCGTCCATTTGGCGTTAATAGCCCAAGTGCTTCTAATTCATCAACATCAAATGTTCCTCAGAACAAACAAGTAGCAGATGAAGACGAAGACACTCCTGTACAGGAACCAGTTGTTTCTAAACAACCAGTAAAGGTTCCAAGTGCAACTGTTTCTAGCGACAAGGCAAGTGATATTCTTGCAATGATCAAAGCTAGACAAACAAAAGTTGCTTAAATGATTAAAGGGAGATTAATCTCCCTTTACTTAATATTTAAGGAGTAAATTATGACATTACCAAATGAAAGGTTTCGTTCCTTAAAACAGGGACGAAAACTATTAGAAGAATTATGTGATCCAGGTAAAACACCTAGGGTCCCTAGTATTGTACGTGAAAGGGCTCGTGGTGCATTACGTCATTATCCAAGTGAACATGAACTTGAACGTATTGCAGATACCTGTCCAGAATATCTTGATAAACAAGTTTTAAACTTTTATCATACAGGAATTAAATGAATGGAGAATAAATGACAAAGCCCTTTGACCTATCAAAATTTCGTAAATCAATAACTAAATCTATCGATGGCATTAGCCTTGGATTCAACGATCCAACTGATTGGATTTCAACTGGTAATCATGCACTAAATTATCTAATCTCAGGTGATTACAATAAGGGCATCCCTCTTGGCAAGGTTACTGTCTTTGCAGGTGAATCAGGATCAGGAAAAAGTTTTATCTGTTCTGGTAATCTAATTAGAAACGCACAAGAACAAGGAATCTATGTAATTCTTATTGACAGTGAAAACGCACTTGATGAACAGTGGCTACGCAATCTTGATGTTGATACATCAGAAAATAAATTGCTGAAGATTAATATGGCAATGATTGATGATGTGGCTAAACTTATCAGTGAATTTGTCAAAGAATATAAGGTAATCCCAGAAGCCGAACGTCCAAAGGTATTGTTTGTGTTGGACAGTCTAGGTATGCTGTTGACACCTACTGACGTAAATCAGTTTGAAAGTGGTGATCTGAAGGGTGATATGGGTAGAAAGCCTAAGGCACTAACTGCATTGGTTCGCAATTGCGTCAACATGTTTGGTGATCTAAATATTGGTTTGGTTGCTACTAATCACACATATGCAAGTCAAGACATGTTTGACCCTGATGATAAGATCAGCGGAGGTCAAGGTTTTATTTACGCAAGTTCTATTGTGGTAGCAATGCGTAAGTTGAAGCTAAAGGAAGATGAAGAAGGCAATAAGATTACAGAAGTACGTGGTATTCGTAGTGCATGTAAGATCATGAAAACACGATACGCAAAGCCATTTGAAAGTGTACAAATCAAAATTCCATATGAAACTGGTATGAATCCTCATAGCGGACTTGTTGATATGTTTGAAGGAAAAAGTATCCTGCAAAAGGATGGCAATAGTCTTAAGGCTGTATTTCCAGATGGTACAATTATCAAAAAGTTTCGCAAGGCATGGGAAAAGAACGAAGATGGTTGTCTAGACAAAGTAATGTTAGCATTTAAAAAATTGGATGCAAATGTAAATACTACATTTGAGGAGGCACCAGAATGAGTTTGATGATTGCTAACGAACTTTGGGATTTAGTAAAGTCTCATCTTAACCAAAACGATACAAAAGAAGTAGCAGAAAATATGGTAAGTCTTTTTATTGATTATGGTTATGATGCCGATGATATCAAAGAATCTTTTAAGGACAAAGTAGTACTAACTGCATTGAAAGACTATTTGCAAGATGAAGATTTTAATGATATTGAAAATGATGAATCAGATGATGAAGAAGACGAAGAATGGTGATGCATGAATTGGCATACGAAAGTTTCGGAAAATCTATCCGTTATCCCAGACTTTATATCGCATTATGAAAAAGAACTAGAACAAGCTAGAAAAGAGGTAGGTATATATGGCAAGATTGAAAAAAATATTGCCAATCTACCCGGTATCACTGAAGAACGTTTTAACCAGCTTCAAGAAATTGAAGCTGTTTTAAATTACCTCAATATTCAACTTAAAAAGATTCGCCGAAAACATTTTCAAAAATTTCTTGAGGCGTATAATCGTGAATTATCAAGCCGTGATGCAGAAAAATATGCAGATGGTGAAGATGAAGTTATCGATTTTGAAATCTTGATAAATGAAGTAGCACTAATACGTAATAAGTATTTGGGTTTGCTTAAAGGATTAGAAAGCAAAAATTTTATGTTAGGGCATATCACAAGACTACGAACTGCTGGTCTTGAAGATATAACTATATGAGGCAATGTAATGAATCTAATAACAGTAGATATCTTTAATGAAGATTATCAACCGAAACGGCAGCCGGACACTTTTTTTGAAAGTAAAGTAGATACATTGGTTTTATCTTGTGCTGTGTATCGCCATAACAATACATTTGGTATCATGGATTCTATCGTAGACTCTGCGTTGACCCATGCCGATTATGTTTTAGCATCAGCAATTGAACAGTTTTACAAAAATAAATTAGTCATTGCTAAACTTAAGGGCAAACATCTAAGTAAATTCAAAGAAGATTTGCTGACATTTTTAACCTCGGATAGAAAAAAGGTATTAGTTGATGACATTCCAATGATCACAAGTTTGCCTAAACTGTACAATGAAGATTTGGAAGTACTTAAGGTAACCGAGTCTTTGAACAAAACGTGTGAAGATAAAACAAATCTTAAGTTTAAAGGTACTTTTACCTATGTCGGTAAAGTTGATAAAAAACACAAAAATAGATTTTCTTGTGAGTATTGGTTTAAAGATTTT